CTTGATCTGCGGATAGGTTGCCCCATCCTGAAATTTGGACATATCCATATCTTCCAAAGAGAACTCAACCCGAATCTTTTTCGAGTCGACCTCACCCTTGGAAAGCAAGACAACCGTCTCGCAATGGCTTGAGGGTTGCGTTTGTTACATCGTTTTGGTATAACAACTCACAACCTCGCAATGCCTCGTTTATAGAGAACGGTATAAAGTTCAAATTTAGCGGTTTTGTGCGGTTCTATAAGGGCTGAAAAATAGCCATGTTCAACGATTTCAAAGCACAAGGACTTGTGCGGATTCATGCGTATACCGTGGGATGGTGGCAAGTGGGTGGCATTGTCACCGCACCCAAACGACACTACCGCACAACGTCTTGATGAAAAAGGGGGTCAGCCGAACTTGCTTCACCGGCAGCATGGGGCGCAAACAGTCAACCACGGTTATCAATGAATCCGGCTTGTATAACGTGATTCTTCGTAGTGATAAGCCGGAAACCATATAGGCGGCTGTACTGTTCAAATAGTTCAATTTTATTTTGAATTACCTTGAACTTATTATACTGCACCCATTGTCAACAAGCAAGACGGGTGATAAAATAAAACAAAAAGGTGATTTCCATGAAACGCATTGACGGTAAACCCCCTTTTGGCGGTGATTACGCTGAGTTTCATTTTTTAGATGCCGAAAACAATGAAGTTGATGAGGGCAAGGAAACAAGCATTGTTATCCGTGAGTGTAAAGCGGATGGAACGCTTGTAAAAGAAACATGGGCTAGGGTGTCCGATAACTGGTATAAAAACAATCCTACGGACGTTATTTGGTGGAAAGACACGCCGGACGGTGTGGGCGAATGGCTTTTTAGTTTCGACAAAAAGACCGTGTTCAATATGTTCGCTGACTACCCCAAAGCCCTAACCCCGGAACAGAAACAGATTTTTGATAAAGAAAACCCCGAATGGGCGGACTTCTTCAAAGATCGTCAAGAGGACAATATAAAATGATGCCGATGCCTAGTTTTTACACAAGCCCGTATTTTGTGAATGAGCCGGATAACTGGCATTTGACGGATGATGCCCCGGAAGATGTACGCAAAGAGTTTGAAGAATACATGAATCATCCCGACTGTGTGCAAGATGATGGGCTTATAAGGGCTATGAAAAGCTATTATCGCGCATTTGGCGATACTTTCCCAAGTTATCCGAATCCCCCGGAAAACGCTGTTGAGATCATCCGGGATTGTTTGCAGAAAAAGAAAGATGTGTATGAGTTAGGCTATCTTAGCTTAGATGATAACATCATATACTAAAAACGCACTTTTGAAAATTAACTTTCAAAAGTGCGTTTTTTTCAAGAGGTCAAGCCCACCGCTCAAACAGTGTGAGGATGATTTCTTGATAGGTGGGATATACAGCAGGAACGCCGCTTGATTTGTAAGCTGTGGTAACACCGTTTTGTGTTACCGTCAACTTTGATCCGGCTTTGATGGAAACATCCGGCGACAGAAATACTTTAGTACCCTGCGAAAGTGCCGCCGCCGTGTCGGTCTGGACTGTGGCGGCGATGGTTTCAAAAGACAGCTTGCAAGGCTGGTTCTCCAAAACAACGACTTCTTTTGTACTGGTAATATGGGTATTAGGGTCTTTAACAGATTGCCGTTCAGATACCGTCATAACGCCCGTGTAGGTGTTTTCTATGGCCTTTCGTGCGACTTTCTGTGCCGCTTGCATTGCTTTAATCATCGTGTAAAATCTCCCTTCGGTTGAAGTTTATTAAAGTAGGGAAACCGTACAAGTGATGCACAGTTCCCCGTAAAAAATGTAACGATGGTTGTTATCCGTGGATTCCCTCGGCGGCTGTGTCGATTGCTTCAGCTACACCCTCGGCCATGACAGAAACAACACCATCTAAATCCATACCGTTAGAAATGTTGTTATTGTTGCTCTGATTGATGGTGACTTCAGCAGTCGTAAAGCGATTTATTACTTCTTGTTCGGCAATATCTCTCAAATACTTCAATTCATCTTCTGAAATATTCAGAGAATTTTTAATTGCCCCAGTATTCCCGGCTATATCTTTCACACCGTCACCAATGCCCGCTGTGTAATCGCTAAGATCAACAGAGGGTGCAATGGAATCCATGTTGAAAGTTTTGTTGAAAAAGTCGGAAATTCCGCCAACAACGCCATCTCCAAAATCTGCACCCATACTGAACGCATCCCCATAGGAAATGCGATCCATAGTGTAATCAGACGGATCAAGCGTTTTCGGCTTGTCGCCCCCGGCGTTCTCAACAGTGGTGTTGATTTGGGCTTGAATCTTATCTTGAAATCCTTGAACTGCACTTTGCAGATCAGAACCAAAGATAGTATCAAGAATGCCCGCCGCCGAAGATACGATAGACACGATGAAGTTAAACAGCGACAGGAACATAACTTCAATCGCGGCGATGGGATCATTGAAGATCAAACCGAAAGCCGCCGCAAAATTGGCAAGCATATTCCAAAAACTCACGCCCAGCGTGATAACGCTGTTTATCAGGGAAATAATGGTATTCAGGATGAACGCACCGCCTACGGCGATAACACCCGTGATAATACCAACGCCGGACTGTGTAACGCCCGTTACCTGTGCGATTGCGTTTGTAACCGCCAAAAGCACGGCTATAAGGGCGATGATTCCCATAACCACCCACGTTACCGGGGAAGCAAGGAACGCCGTATTTAGCCCATATTGCGCGGCTGTGGCGGCGGCTGTGGCTGTTACCTCTGCGCCAGTAGCGGCGGCGTGGGCATACGAAGCAACCGCAAGAGCGATTTTGATTCCTTTGGTAGCAAGCGAAATCGCATTGTTTGCAAGTTGCCACCCGTAGTAAACCATCAATGCCGCTGTTACGCCGCCAATGATCGGGGAAATCCACGACCAGTTGTTAGCTACAACGTCAGCGACAGTAAGCGCGCCCTGTGCAATCCACGAAAGGACAGTAAGCATAACCTGTAAGCCGCCTGTAATGCCCTGTACAACGGTTTCGATGGTAGGCCAGTTACTATTAACGGCATCAACGAAAAGCAGTACACAAGGGTACAGCCGCCCGCCGATCATCTCTTCCATATCGCCCCAAGCGTTTGTCATCTGGATGATCTTTCCCTCCGGGGTGTTGCTCATATTCTCATATAAGCCCGCCCAAGATTCTTCAATTATTTCGGAAATGGTAGCCGCCGCCTGCATATCACTGGACATATTGGCGTATTCTGCGCCTAACTCCTGTGTGATTTGTGCTTGCGTTGCCGTTCCCTCAATAATTGCTTTCTGAACATCCGTGACTTCAAAGCCCTTTTTGGTCATCGCATCATACGCGCCGGACATCATCTTGCCCAAACCCGTTGCGTAATCGACTAACGCCGTGGAATCCAATGCACCGCCGCCAGACATACCCATAGCGTAATCTGCCAGCGTGTCCATCATCGTTGTAATAGCGTCCGCATCCGTGAAGTAGGTGGAGAACTCGCCAGCCGCCGCAATCATAGCTTCATCGCCATAAATGCCCCGGCCTTGAATCTCACTTGCCTTACTCGTGATCTGATCGAAAGCCGCTGTCAACGCCTGTGTTTCAGCAGAAACAGGCACTTTTACTTCATCAACGCTGTTCTGAATAGCGTTGATCTGGTTCACGGCATCCGTGGTATCAGCCGAAACGTCAACTTGATACTGCGCCACGGCATCCGTGGTCAGCATATTCGCCAAAACGCTTGCAAGCTGTGTTTCCGCGTTAAGCTGTGTGTTAAATGCCTGTGTCGTTTCGCCCACAAAGTCCAGTGCTTTCTTTACGCCCGCAATGCCCACGAAAGAAGCAACCGCCCCTTTGATGGTCTGTGCAAGCATATTCGCTTCAACTGTACCTTGTTCGATGGTGGAGTTAAAACGCCCCTGTTCATCCACGTTGTCACGGATATAGCGTTCTGTGCCGCTCACGGTTTGCGATAACCGCAAGTAAGCATCATTCGCCGCCTGTACGTCCATATTGTCAACGGCACTATTAAGGGCTTGCTGTGCCTGTACAGCTTGATCCAACTGCCCCCGCAACTGTTCCAACTCCGAATTAGCGGCGTTAGTACCCATGTTTAAGGGGTTGTTCTCAATCTGCACGATACGATCTTGAATCGCCTGTAAGCGGGTTTGCATACCGCTTAGATCAGTAACCGCATTCGCGGGGAACAAGTCAACGCTTGCCGCCGTTTCTGCGATCCGCTGTTGAGTGTCATTCAATGCGTTAAGCATTGTGTTAGCACTCTCTATTTCCTGCTGGAAACGCTCTATGCCCGTGTTCTCAAACACGTTCATATTGTCAGCTTGCCAGTTGAACGGAACATTTACCGGGGCTTGCGTAGGTTCAACCTGTGGGGCATCCTGTACGGTGGGCGTTGCGCTGTACACCTGTGAGGGAGCATTGCCCATCAAGTCATTAAGCCGCTCCTGCCGCTCAATCACATTGTCAATCGCGCTTGACAGACTGCCCAACTGCAACTGTGCAACGGACGAATCAAGATCAAACGGATTTGTTTTCAAGTAATCAAGCGCGGTCTGCATTTGGCCTAATTCTCGGTTGATCCCGGTGATCTCTGCCGCCGAATCTCCCGGCATAACGAACAGGTTTTGACCCACGTTGTTAATTGCGTTCTGATAGTTCAAAATGTTGTTCAATCTGGTTGAAATATCTTGAATCTGCTTTTCAGATTCAGACACGCCAAAAAGTTCAACAGGTACGTTGATACCATCGGGAACGTCAATTTGCGGCTGTTCCGTAATTTCAGCACTCACGGGAACTTCAATCCCAGTGGGTACGTCAATTCGGGGTTGCTCTACAACTTCCGCCGTTACAGGTACGTTGATACCATCGGGAACGTCAATTTGCGGCTGACTTTCCACAACGGGAATCACCGGGACTGTAATGTTTGGAGTTGCACCCCCCAAATCTGGTAAGGTGGTGTCCACATCTCCAAAGGAAAAAGAGGATGCCTCAATGGCTTGCATCGTGTTTTCAAAAGACTGCATTGCCGCCGTAGCCCGGTTAATACCGCTCATATCTACGCCCGCATTCATCGCGGATTGTACGTTTTCAATAGCGATAGTACCAGCATTTGCGGCGTTGACAATATCCATCATAGGATCAGAAAAATTGTCATACAGTTCGATTGAAGTCTTGATAGAAGCCATTTAATCACCGTCCTTTCTGGCTTGCTTTCCTCTCAAGTTCTTTTTTCTGCCTTGCATCATCTTCTTGTTTGATCTTGATAGACGCGATCACGAACGCTTTTTCCCGTTCGTCCATCTCAAGAAATTGGGATGGTAAGATGTGCAATTTTAAGAGGGCATAGAAAGCAAAACTTGCTTCCCAGTCCCCCTCTTCAATTAGTTTTTTGCTTCATCCACCAGATCGTTGAAAGAGGTGTTGAAGCCCTGAAGATTCTGGACAAAGGCAACCAGCGCGTTGTACTCGCCCGGATTGTCCACCATTGCCATCAGCAGATCATCCGGCTTTTTCACGCCGTAGCTGTTCTGAAGTTCGACATTGTACAGATCGGGGGTGACGATGGACTTGATAAGCAGTTCCTTAGTGTACTTGCTACCGTCCACATGGGGGCGGTACAGGTTAGGCTTACCAGTGACGGGAATTTCTTTGGTGCAATCCTCGCGGATTTCATCGTTTTCCTTAGAGGTGATATGCCGGAACTCCCAATCAAGGGGCTTGCCGTTGGCATCGCACAGAGAAGCGGTAACAGGGTGGAAAACATTTTCCTTAACCTTTTTGTTCGCTTTCATAAAATAGGAAAAATCAGACATTTTCTGTACCTCTCATTCTTTAATTAAACATTTTGATAAGCGTTTCAAAAATTGATGTGTTGACGCTTTCTTGATGAGTTTTATAGTAAATTTCTCTGCGTTTGATTTCCCACTCCAAAACGGATTTATATAACTTTTCGTAGTTGTCCAAATTGGATATAGAGGAAATTTTTTGCAGAGAAGTTACTAATTCTTCATCGGAATGTTCCATGATTTTAGGAACGAACTTCTTTAACGTGGGATAAAGTTCGGATTCTTTGTGAAGAACCATAATACCATTATCCGTTAAAGAAACGTCTTTGCTCCCAGTAAGTAGCTGATCCGGGGGCTGTGGGATGGGTAAAAGCTCTTTCGTCCACCCCGCTTTGACGTAGAAGCTGTTTACGCCCCATAAAACAGGTGTAATCACCTCAATGTTAGGATTCATTTGTATCACCCCCTTTCGCAAAGGCTCACAACCTTTGCAAATAGTTCATCTATGCTCAATTCCTGTTGAACAGCCTGTTCATTTTGGTGTATCTTATATACAAGATGGGCCGCTCTTTCATGCTGTTCAATGCGATTCAAGGCAATGTTTTCTGTGCTTGAACCGTTGGAATTAAAATAGCTTAAACTGCCTTTGTACGCTCTGGATGGAATATACCCATAGATAGAAGCGATTTCTTCTAACCGTTTCTTGCAATTTAAGGTTTGCAAGGCTTTATCTCGAATTTGGGCTATTCGTTGTTCTGAAATATGAAGTTCGTCTTTTAGTTCTCGCAACGTCTTAGAGCGGCAATAAAGCCCCGAAATAACATAGCTTTCGGTGTCCTTTAGTTCGTCTACGATGTTCCAAAGAACACGGTTTGCATATTCTCGCTCAAGCCGTTCTGTAACATCATCTTCCATGCTTGACGGATCGGGGATAGAATCTTCCAATAATAGCCCGTCCGCCCCCTCAACAGGGGATTCCAGACTTGCAACGGATGATTCAAACGCCGCTTTCCGCAAGTTGTCCAGCTTATTTGCGGAAATGTTTAACGCTCTGCAAATTTCAAAATCGGACGGATTTCTGTTTTCACTTTGGCACTGTGCTAAAAAGCGTTTGTACTGTGCAATTTCGGAAAGTAGGTGAACGGGAATCCGCTTGACGTTGCCGCAATTTTCACAATAACGCTGAATAGACTGCCGAATCCAGTACCCCGCATAAGTTATAAATTTTGCATCACTATCGGAATTGTACATAGAAGTGGCCTTTTGCAGACCTAAATAACCCTCTTGCATGAGATCATCTATTTCAGCCTGTTTGGAATATTTCATTGCGGTATTGTAAATGAAAGGACGATTTTTCAAGTAAAGCTGTTCCAAGTTTGAAGAAACATTGATCCCGGCTTGAATCTGCTTTACAAGCTCTTCATTTTCAACTTGAACTCCATTTTGCTTTTCGTTCGTCATATCGGTCTTTTTCATACGTCACCAGAGAAATCATTGTATCAATCGTTCTTTGACTTGCGCCGTTTTCTTTGGCACGCAAGATAAGTTCAAGATGATTTCGGATTGCTAATTCATCTTGTTGCAAAATTTCTCGTTCTAAATCGGTCATCGGTTGAAGTCCTCAATTATGCCGTGTGAAAAATATCAGCCGTTCAAACCATCCAAAATGATTTCTTCGTTGGTGGGAATGTAATTGGTGAACATCTGCGGGTATTTCATGGCAAGGGCTTCATACTGCTTGCCGATCTCCATCATGGTATCAGGCAGAGCGCACACAGCGTAAGTAGTACGATCCTGCACTTCAAAGCGAACCATACCGTTATAGCCCGCGTTGATGATCTCATAATCAGACAGCAGGGGGCAATCTGCAACGGCTTCAAGCTCTTTCAGACGGTCAAGATATTCGTTGATTTCTGCGGTTGTTCCCATGCGCTCATTGAGGATAGAAACGACTTCCGGGGCAAAAGTGCTGTATTTGATGGTAAGAACATCGTAGATCATCTTCATGGCCTTGTGAGAGCCTTTCAACGGCTCAATAATGCTATGAAGCAGTTCGGCGGTTAACTTGCTTCCGCACATCTCAATGATTTTAAGGGCGTTTGCAACGTCGGTGGAGTGGTCTGCGTAATCCTCTGCAAAAGAAGTGCCAAATTCTTTGCAGAACTGCCGGATTAGCCCCCGAATAGAATCAGAAAACTGCTTGTTCAAGTTTCCGGCTTCGCCTTTCAACTTTTCAATGGCTTCACGCTTGCCAAAATCAGAAAGACGCTGGTTAGAATCAATCTGGCCGATGGTATCACGGATTTTCCCGGCTTCCTGCTTGTGGGTATGCTTGAGCATCAGGGCTTTCTTTGCGTAGGTTTCATAAGATTTTTCCATTTTCGTTTTCTCCTTTATCAAAAATCAACGCGGAAATATCTGCACACTTCTTTGATTTCGGCGTAAATATCGCCGTATGTGCCAAATCTGGAATTAAGATAGGGGTTATCGTTCGGAAAAGACAGCTTTGCAAGGCTGTGCAGTTCTTTCACAACGGCTACCAGTTCGGGCAACTTTGCCGTAAATGCGGCATTACGTTCTTGTTCAGTCATTTAGTTCACCTCATATTTTTATAGTTCCGTTGAACCACTTTGAATCTTTGTAGCGTTCAACGAGTTGTTCAATGTTCATTGAATCCATGTTTTCTATCAGGTCTTTTAATGCGGGGGTATCGAATCCGGGAAGTGCTGATTTTGTTTCAGCGGTTTCCAAAACGTGCTTGATTAGGGCGATGTACAGAGCTAACCGTTTTTCTGGATCAGTGTTTACACGGACAAAATCAGAGCGTTTTTCAGAATCCGTAAAGTACAGAATCGGATCAGAGGGCAAATATAAACCCTCTGGCCAACAAAGCAGATCGTCAATAAGAACTTTGGTCTGCTCTGTAAAACCCGGCAAAGCGGTCATATAGGCTTCACCATCAAACATATTTTCAAAATAGTGTTTGTCGCTTATGTTTTTGCCTACCCAAAGCCGCCCATCTTCTTCAACATCGGCGAAAAGAACGGGAATAGCCTGTTTGTTTTTCTGTGATTCTTCCAGTTCCCGCAAGCGGTTCAAAAGCGTTCCTCTTGCCATTCTCTGCTTAATCATCCCGCAACCTCTTTTCCATGCTTGCAAGCCGCTGTACAATATGTTCATCTTCATGCAGAGCAACACCCAATTCAAGGATGGTTTTAGCCGCCGAAACCCGTGAAGAATCGGTTGCGGTATTGTCGTTCATAACGGTTCGCAGAACTTCCAGCGATTCCAAACAATAGCCCTGCGCCTTGTGCATCGTTTCGCCAAAGATGTTATCTTTGACTTCCTGCAACACGTTTTGAAATGCTGTGTCTTTCTTCAGCCTGTACAGCGTAGGGACAGAAATGCCGGACTTTTCAGCGGCTTCTTTGCTTGTTGGACAGGTCAGAAGATTCATTGCAACTAATTCTTTGTTGATTCGTGCCACTCTTTCACCACCTTTCTGAATTTATCGTACTTCAATATAAATTATACCATATATAGCGTTTGATGCGATTAAAATACACAATATTTAGTCATTTTTGGCAAAAATAAAAACCGGGGTAATTAGCCCCGGTCGTTAATAATGCGGTATACGGAAGTAGCGGATAGCTTGTATTTTTCGGCGAGAGCGTCAACGTCAACGCCGTTATAGAAGTCCCGGCGAATGGCGTTGTTCCGCTCCTGTTTTGATGTAAATTCACCTCTGCCCGGTATGTAAAGCCGTTCGCCGGGAAAGGCTTCTAGGATTTGCTTAAATACCTCACTGCCTGTAATGCTTTCCAGCAACTTCAAATTAACTTCGTTCTCGCTCAATCGATCACCACCGTTTGACGTTAATATTTCAAAAAGTGTTCAAAATCGTTCAATTCTTTGCAGTAGGGGAAACTTTCATGCTGTCAATGATGGTTTGCAGTTCACGATCCCGGAGATGTGCCAGATCAGCAAGGCTTTCTGTCAAGCAAGTTAGCCTGTTGGCGGTCTTGTCGTCTGCGACCTTTCCAGCGGAAACCTCATTCCAAACAAAGTCATTGATGAAGTCAATGAAGTTCTTGAGCTGTTCAGCCTTTGCGGAATAATCCTCAAGGGCATCAAACACTTCTGCATTCACGGTTAAAGTTTTCATGTTCAAAAATCCTTTCTCAGTTGTATTGATTAAAGTTGATGGACTGCCCGTTGTCCTTTGCAAGCTGGATACAGTTGTTGATCTCCTTAGTCAGTGTTTCACCGTTAAGGATGGGCTTGAACGGTTTCTTTTCGCCGTAGGTCTTGCGCAACATCCAAAGGGCATAGCTGATAAGCAAGCAGTCGAACCACTCCACAACAGCGGTATACTTTGGATAACCATAGATCATATCAAAAACGGCTTTGTCTGTGTAAACACGAACCTTGCAAACGTCAGAATCCCAAGGATCACCCTTTACAACCCATTCGACCTTGCTAACGGTCTTAATGCTACACAAGAACTTGAAGTATTCTTCACCTGTCAAAATTATCAATCCTTTCTTACTACCGTTATTTTGCAAAAGAAACAGCATTCGTAGGACACTTGTACAGCCTGCACAGTTCAATAAACTTGTCCACCGTGGGGGCGGTCTTGCCGTTTTCCCAACGACTAAGCGTCCGTTTGCTCATGGTCAGCTTTTCAGCCGCTTCTTTCTGAGTATACCCGGCATTCACACGGGCGGCGGCTAACGAAATCTTAAAGTCAGACATTCAACCATCCTTTCTTACTACCCGTCAATCTGTCAATCTAATATATAAATTTTATATTCTCTTTAATATAGGAAAAGAAAGTGAAATGACTTTTTTTTCCTATATGCTGAAAATAAAAAATCAGATTTCAGATTGACAGATTGACACTTACTTTCTTTTGAAGAACTGCGCCCGTTGACCTTGAAAGCGTTTTGTGCTTGTCGTTAGCCCGAAACGGTTACAGATAGTTCTGGAAAAATCCTTTTGCGCCTTTGGTTCTTCACCGATCTGGAAGCAGAAACCTTGATAATCTGGATACAAGCCGGAATAATCCAACTTGATAGGTGCATGAAGCAATCTATTTTCGTCCATTTCGGTTTCATGTAACCATTTCATAACCGTGTCATTGTCGCTTACAAAATCTTCCAAAGAGCGTGTGCTTTCGTCTGTTGTGATAAAGCCGTTGTTATGAATCAGACTGCTATACCCACGAATTGCCTTGTTGAGCAGTGCGGACATACATTCATCAGATAAGAGCCTGTCCAAAATTGCTGGGTCAAACTGCGGATCATCTTTTTTGAAGATGTGCTTAAACTCAAAGATGATAAGCCGCCGTTCGATACCATCAAAATCTTGTGAGAAGTCCGGGTAGCTGTTCATGCCGAAAAGCATTTTCCCGGTAAAGCAGTATGTGAACTCCTGCTTAAATTTGCGGTTGATCTGTATCGGGCTACCATCTGCCAGCATCTTGAAAACATCAGATTTCAATACTTTTGTTTTCCGAATATCAGAAAAGACATTCGCAACCTTGTTTACAATGGGGGCAAGCCCGAATTGTCGGTTCATATCATCAAGCTGGATAGCAGAAACATTATCTTTTCCGCAAAATTCAATAACCAGCTTTAACAATGTGGTTTTGCCTGTTGAGGGTGCGCCGATAAAAAAGAAGATTTTTTGATAGTTCACATGGTTCATCAAGAGATAACCTAGCAACTGTTCAAACAGTTCAATTTGCTTTGAACTGTTTTCAAACCAAATATTCAAGGTATCATCCAACAGTCTACTTTGTGCAGTAGGGTCATATAGAGCGTTGAATTGCCTAAAACTGATATAGTCCATATTGTGTGGGGAAAAAGTCACTTTGCCATCAGAACCGAATTTCAGAATACCGTTTTTGACGTTTACCGAACCGTCATCATCTGGAACTTCGGTGTAGGTCAAACCGGATATGTGCCTTATAACTTCCCGTTCAGTGTTGCTGTTTGCGTTTGGGTAGTTTTTTGTTAAGTATTGGGTGATTTTACCACTAGAGAACGGCTTATATACGCCGCTTTCATAACTGTAAAAGTCACCGTTTACCGTGATAAGGTTGAACCGCTCAATAATTTCTTTTGCAAGGCCAGATTGAGTGATGTTCTTGCTATCTCTGGTTTGTTGCTGTTCCTGTGCTTTTTTCAAAGTGCTGTCGTTCAAAACCTGTGCGGCAAGGGTATCTTCTGGGATAGGCTCTTCAAAAACGAACTTGTTCATAAGCCGGATGATTTGAAAAGCCTGTTCTGCTGAGTAGCCCTTGCTTACCAGATGAAAAACATAAGCACCCAATTTTTGTGTTCTGTCGCCCTTTGGAAAGTCAAGATCAAACTGTTTGTGCTTGTATCCTTGCAGTGGATACAGGAACGGGGGCAGTTCGTCTATATCGGTATTGGAGATAGAGCCTTTGAAGAACGTCCGTTTTACGCCGTTAATCATCAAGGGTATATGATCGTCTGATTCCGGGAATTTCCATTCACCTTTGATTCCCAAAGGGCAGTACCAGTTGACTTTGTTCTTTCGCTCCATGTTTTGAGGGGTACGAAAAAACAGATGTTTCCCACGTTCCGTTTTGATACCGTTGTAGCGAATCCCCAAAGAATCTAGCAAATCAACAATGGTATCGCTACGGGGCTTGCCGTGAAGCGGCTCTTCAATTTCCCCGGTCTTGTGGCTGAAATCGTCAAGATCAAGTTTCAGAATCCCCGGATCATAAGAAGCACCGTAACTGATCCAGTTCTTCCGGGGGTGATCTGAATACACTCGCTGATCCTTTGGGGCGGCTGGGTGTTTCCCGTTAAATTCAATGTATCTAGGATTCATTCTTTCTTATCACTTCTTTCTTTGCAGTAAATTTTAGTTGCTTTCGGAATCCCTCACTGCGCATTATCAGCCATTGCAGTGGCATTTTCGATAATGTCAGACACGGGAACATTCAGTGCTTTGGCAATCTTCCCCACGGTTTTAGGAGAGGGGGAACGCTTGCCGGAAAAGTATTTGCTAATGGATACCCGTGAAATCTCTGCGGATTCTGCGAGATCACCTTTGTTCATGCAAGCGTTTGCCATAGCGATTTGTAATTTCTGGAAATCGACTTTCAAGATTTTCACCTCACATTCTTCTATTGACAACAAGTATTCACTTGTGATACTATTTTAATACAAGCTTATATTTGTTGTCAAGCTTTTTTTACAAGTTAATACTTTAGATTCCGCCTTGCTTGTGTTATACTTACAAAAGAAAGGTGGTGTCTATGTGTCCGTAGGTGATAATATCAGACGATGTAGAAAAGAAAAGGGTTGGACACAAGCTAGGCTTGCACAGGAGTTGCAAGTATCTCAACAAATGATTGGGCAATTTGAAAAAAGCAAAAATCCCCCCAAAATTGAAACCATCGAAAAGATAGCCGTCGCTTTAAGTGTTTCGCCCATTGATTTAATAGGTGTTGAACAATGGGAAAAAGAAAAAATTGCTGGATTAGCTAAAGAAGTTGAACAGCTTGAGCAATTTGATAATTTTCTTAAATCTGTTGGCTATGAAAGTAGCTATAAAGTTACTAAGTGGCATTGGGAAGATGAAAACGAAAAAGCCCCATCTGAGAAAGTACAAGTTCCCGATGAGGTGGAAACGGTACTTTCTAAAGATGGGAATACAGCAACTTTTACTGAACAAGAATTTGAAGATTTACAAGAATGCGTAAAAAATGGCGCAAAGGAAACATTGGAACGCCTGTTTTACAAGAGGGCTTTAGAACAACAGCATAAAAAATAAGCCATCACCCTCTGCAAAGGGTAACGGCTCAACACATCCGGCTATCATCTGCAAGTGACAGCAGGAAACGGCGCATATAAGCGTTGTACGGCGTTTTTGTGGGGAAAGAGTATTTCCTTTCCTTGCTTAACGCAAACGCTTGTATATAAAAGAAATCCCCGCCTACTGCAATAGACAGGGATTCCGAAAGCAACCAAATCAAGAAACCTGCAAAGAATCGTGAAGTGGTCTATGTGTAAGTATACCATTCCATGATTCAAAAATCAACGAAAGGAAAGGTATACTTATGACAGGCGGAACAAGAAAACGCGGCTCGACATGGTCTTACTATTTCGATTTAGGAAAGATAGACGGTAAGCGGCAGAAGAAAGAAAAAGGCGGCTTTAAGACAAAGAAAGAAGCCGAAACCGCACTTGCCAAAGCTATCAACGAATACAACAACGCCGGGGCAGTCTTTACACCGTCTGAAATCACCGTGTCGGATTATCTGGATCAGTGGTATGATCTGTACTGCAAGCCGAATCTGAAGTATAGTACCCAAGTAAATTACTTACGAATCATAGAGGGGCATTTGAAGCCCAAATACGGGCAGTATCGGTTAAAGGCTATTACTTCGGCAATCCTGCAAGAGTACGCTAACAGTCTGAAGCTGAACGGCCTGGCAAAAAGTTCGGTTGTCGGTATTCTGTCTGTGTTTGGTGCATCTTTGGATTATGCGGTTGAACCCATGCACTACCTTTCCGCAAATCCTATGCGCTATGTGAAGTTCCCTAAGATAGAACGTAAACCCCGTGAACGCATCGTTCTTACAATGGACGATTGGAATAGAATCATTGAACGCTTCCCGGTTGGGTCACGGTTTCACATCCCGTTGATGATTGGTTTCTATACCGGGTTGCGCATTTCAGAAGCGTTTGCCTTAACGTGGGATGATATTGACCTTGAAAAACGGGAATTGACGGTAAACAAACAAGTTGTTGTGCGGAACTTTGGGGCAGACGTTCGCAAGGTGATAGAGAAGAAAGGCAAAAAAGAATTGCGCTCATCGTGGTACTTTACCACGCCCAAAACGCAATCTTCCAGCAGAACGGTCAAGTTTGGTGAAACGCTGTATCAAGCGTTGAAACAGGAACGCACCACCCAGATGGAGAATGAATTGAAGTATGGTGAATACTACACGATTCATGTAATCAAGAAAGAACTGGATGAAAAGGGCAACGAAATGCAAAGAATCGTACCAGTTCAGAAGTGCTTACAATCTGCGCTCCCACGGGTCAAACTGGTCTGCATTGCGGAAAATGGGCAGTACACATCAACGAATACTTTCAAACACTGCTCCAGAATCGTTCACGATGAACTGTTGCTTGCGTTTGATTATCACTCTTTGCGGCATACCCATGCAACGATTTTGATTGAATCGGGGGCAGATGTAAAGGACGTTCAAACCCGTTTGGGACACGCCAACATTCAAACCACCCTGCAAACCTATGTACATGATACAGAAGCGATGGCAAACCGTTCTGTTGATATTTTTGAACAGGCGATAGAACAAAAGAAACTGTCATAA